TTACTGTCCCGGCAGGGAAGGAAGGTATTCCTTTTGCTCTGTGGCAGCCAGGATGCCCCGGAAGTGTTCCTCCATTTTCCGGTTGCCCAGCTGGCGGTGGATATTTCTGGCAGTCTCCGCCTCCGACCGGAGCTTCCTCAGCTCCAGGTTGATATCGGCCACGGTGGGGGCGAAGCGGTTTTCCATACGGTAACGGTTGAAGCACGCCTCAATGATGGAGTACGGCACCCCGGAAAAGGAGGATTCCCACATCCGGATGGTGGCCAGCTTGTGGTAATTATTCTGGTCTTTATAGGCGTAGGGATAAGCCAGCTGGATCAGCTCCAGAAGCTTTGCGGATTCGTTTCGGTTCATGGTTCCTCCATTGCCAGCTCCAGAAAGGAGCTGCTCTGTTCCGATTTGCGGCGGCGCTTGTATTCCCGGTCGTAGTTGAGTTTCTTCTCGTAAGCGGTCATATTTTGGTGGCGGCTCCAGTTGGTGATGACCCAGGCTCCCTCCTGCCGGTGGAGCATACCGAACTGGCAGAATAACCGCAGTCCCCGCTTTACCACAGGTTCCTCCATGCGGAAGATTTCGGCAAGCATCTTGCTGGTATAGGGAACGCCTTCCTTTAACAGAAAGACCCCCTCCTTCCCCTGCTTGCCTGCAAGGCACAGGAGCTTTACCCAGAGCAGCTGCAATGCCTGACCGTCTTCATGCCCCTCCAGGAGGAGCATTTTATCATCCTCGAAGAGGGCTGTTGAGAGTTTGATCCATTTCATGGCTGTCATGGGGATACTCCTTTCAGGGATTGGGAAGCAGCGGACGTGGCGGGCGGCCAATGGCCGCCCCTACGGGTTCTGACGGGGGATCTTGCTTTACAATTCTGCGTTGGTTTTATCCCCCAGGTCGTCAACGGCTTTCAGGGTGATCTCCAGAGCGGCGGTGAGCCAGTGGGGGGCCTTTGCTCCCAGGGTGATGGCATTCTCCAGAATGCTTCCCAGTTCGGTGAGAATGTACCACGCCAGGATCAGCGGCAGCAGCAGGCCGGGCCAGCGGATGTTTACCAGAGGGATATTGCCGCAGATGACCCCCAGGACGCCGTCGCAGATGGCGGACACCATCACCACGATGATGGCGCCGCATTTGTGCCAGGCTCCCTCCCGGGCCTTACGGGAGGACCAGCTGCCTCCTTTCATGGCGGCGAAGGTGCCGGTGAGATAGTCCAGGCCCATGAGGGTCACCCAGGCGAGGACCAGGATGCCCTTCCAGCCCAGGGCCAGGGTAAGCCCGGAGAGAAGGCCCCAGAGAGCGGCTTTCTGATTGGTGATATATTCGTTCATAAACCTCCTTAATAAAGGAAAATGTGAGATCCTTTCGAATACACGGTTGGGTTTTGGGCGTTATTCCATGTGGGATTCGCCGTACTTCCGGAGGAAATCATCATGCTGTACCGCAACACCCCTCCGAGCCGCCTTTGGCGGCCCACCTCCCCTCAGAGGGGAGGCTTTGGAGCTCCTATTCCACGTCCACGTGGACGTAGGGGCCACGGCCGATGATGTAGGCGTAGCGGGTGCGCCTGTCCGCTTTCAGGAAGGCCAGAACTTCCCCGGCAGGTGTTGCTTCCACCCGGAAGTCCAGGGCTTTGCCGGTCAGATGCCGGGAAGTCTCCACGCCCCCTTCCCGGCGGTTATGCTCCGGACAGCGCAGGCCGCTGCTGGCGTGGGCGGGTTTGCCAAAGTGGGCACGGGTATCCTCCGCCAGACCCACCAGAATCTCCGAGGGCTCCGCCGGAAAGCCCCGGCAGTATTTTCCGCCGCACTTACAGCGGAACTCCTCCCGCTTCCAGAAGCGGATGTCCCGCCAGAAGCTGTCCTCCGGGAGCCCCTCCTGCAGGGCCTGAAGGAGGGCAGCTTCGGTTTTTCCATCCACTTCTCCGTCAGGAGTCAGTCCGAAGCGGAGCTGGAGCGCCATTGCCGCTTCCCGGGACTTCGGGCCCCAGAGTCCGTCGATCTCCCCTGCCGGGTAGAGCCCCAGGGCAGCGAGAAGACACTGCTGCTGGAATACCGTCACAGCGGCACCTCCTCCCACCGTTCTTCCGCACCCTGGGTCAGGGGCGGATAGGCATTGCCATCATAGAGATTGCGCCACACCTTTCCCGAAAACAGGCAGCACTCCCCTTCCCGGTACAAGCCCGAGGTGCCGCTGCTTGCCACCCAGGGCTTTGCTTTGGCAGGGTCGGTGGTGTGCAGCAGTCCGTAGACGGAGGGAAGCTCCGCAGGCCTGAGGCCTGGGTTGTTGGCGGGAGTGTGGGGCATCAGCAGGGTGTAGACCTGATCGCCGTCACGCACCGGGAAGCCGATATGCTGCTGCGTATAGACCGCCAGCTTACTCCAGACGGGGATGTGATCCTCCTCCGCGATGATGCCGGTGCCGTCCATGCCGGGGGCACGGGCGGCAAGATCCAGGGCATCGGCTTTTCCCTGTGCTTTGCCCTCGTGTATGGCCCGATGCTGCTCACGCAGCAGGACCCGTTCCTTACTGGTCATAGGCGGTATCCACTCCTTCCCTGTAGCCGCTCTCATAGCCCCGGCGCCAGGCATCGTCCAGTTCGTCCCAGAGGCTTACCGCCTGGGGAGGTTCCGGGTCGGGGAGCGGGTCATAACGGTATTCGCTGTTTTCAAAACGGTAGCTGCAAAGGTTGCCCTCCGGAAGATAGGCCACCCTTTCCCCACCCGCCGGAGCAAAGATCTGCCGGGTGGCGCTGAGAACACGGCGGTCAGCGCCCAGATTCAGTACATACATGGTTCATTCCCCCTTCACACCGTAGATCCGCAGCGGCTTGCAGCCGCTGTTGTAGGTGGACAGGCCGTTGAAGGCGCCGGCGGAGTCGGTATACATGGTGCGGTTGTTGTCGCCGAAAGTCACACCGGTGTCGTCAAAGGACAGCGTTCGCCTTCTCATGTCCACCACCACCGCGTTGACATCGGATCGTGTTACATTGGCGCTGGCGGCATAAGCCGTCATACCCCTGTGGATCAGCATTGCCGGGACCGCCGCCACAAATTCCACCAGGATCCGCCGGAAGCCGGAAAGGCTCAGGGGGATCGTCTGGGCGGGAAAGTCGCTGTCGGAGCTGGCATTCTCCCAGAGCAGCTCCAAAGAGAGCTTCCCCTCCGCCAGAGCGCGGATGGCATCGGCATAGCCCTTGTTCACCCCTTCGTCATCGGCGGTGGGAGGGGCAAGACCCCTCAGGGCATGGCCGTTCAGGTGAAGGCTGCCCTCCAGGGTGCCGCCTGTTTTCGGCAGCGCCCCTTCCGCTGCGGTCAGCGCCGCCCGGGCGGTCTCACCGGCAGCTTCGATCTCCTTCCGGGGATTGCCCAGCAGGTAGCTGGCCTTGGCGGGGTCGGTTTCCCCGTAGTCCGTCCGGGGCGCGTTAACGCAAAGCACATTTCCCAGGATCCTCATGCGATCACCTCCGTTACCGTGGCCTGGAAGGTCAGATTCTCCCCGGGCCTGTCGCCGATGGCCCAGAGGGTCACCTCACCGGCCTGATTCTCCGCCACGAACGCGAAGCTGCCGCTGTGCAGCTTCTCCAGTTCACCGGGAGCAAGCTGGAGGTCCACCTTGCTGGACACGCTGATGCCCTCCACCTGCACCACCTGGGACCAGGGGCTGACCGCCCCCTTCCAGTTCTCTCCGCCGGCGGTGAAGGATGTCAGCTTTACGGAAGACCCCGCGTTGCCGAAGGGGCCTTCCAGGGTGACGGTGAGATCCATCCCCCCGCCGTAATCAATGGTCATTTCAGCACCTCCTTACTGATGCTCTCCCGGAGGGTGAGACCGTGGATGTCCTTGCCCTCCACCACGCCGTTTGACCAGAGAAGCCGCAGCTGGGCCTTCAGCGGTCCGGGCCACAGGCCCAGGCTCTCCTCCTGGGTCAGGGGGAAGAGCCACTTGCCGTCGTGATAGCGCAGCTGGGCCCGCCGAAAGGATTTCCGGAGGGAACCCAGGGTGATCTCCAGATCCAGAATGTCACCGGGGGTGACGGTTTGACCGGCGTTGTTCACCACGGTAAACCCCAGATTCCCCGCGTCTCCCTGCATCATTTCTCTTCCTCCTCTTCCGGTTTGATATTCAGCTTGCCGCGGGTGAGGGGGCGGCGTTTTTCCTGCTTGGTCATGGAGTCCTTTCCACCGGAGGAGCCTATGCCCCCGCCGGAGCCGCCCCTGCCGGAGACAGGTTTGACAGCAAACTCCCCCAGACCGTTCTTAAAATTGAACTGGCGCTGCTTCTCGTCGAACTGCTGCTGCCAGTGGTCATCCGCCACACCGTCCCGGTAGGCGCCGTAGTCGAAGTCCCGCTCTTTGTCCAGCCGTCCGGTGAGGTAGCCCCGCTCCCCTTCCCACCGGTCAACACCGTCCCGGTAGCGGCTGTAGTCGGTTCCCTCCAGACCGGACAGCAGATCGTAACGGTCCCGCAGGCCGTCGCCCTGAAGCTGATAGGTCTCCATAGCCAGGTGGTAAAGCTCCGGAAGCTGATCGTACAAGCCCTGAAGCTGGGTATTGTAGGCCTGCTGCCCCGCCAGCTGGGCGTGGGAATTGCCGTAGCCCCCGGTGAGCTTCGCAGCCTGGCCCAGGGTGTCCAGCATGGCTCTCTGGCCAAGGTCCATATATCGATCCTGGTACTGCTGAAACAGGGGGTCACGCTCCGGATCGTAGGAGAAGTCCTCCCGGTTTAAGATCCGGCTCACCACATCGTCCAGCGCTTCCTGCCACCTGGAGTCATAGGCGCCCGGTCCGGCAGCGGTATGCTCTGCCAGTTGGCGGCGCAGCTGCCGGAGGGTTTCGCTTTCGGTATATGCGCTCACTTCCCTTCCTCCTTTCCTTCCAGCCGGGCCAGAGCCACATTCAGGGTATCCGCGAGATAGCGCAGATACTGCTCCAGCTGGCGGGTCCGTTCCCGGTCAGACCGGGCAGTAATGTTGGGATATCGGATGATCACCATTGGATATCAGATCCTCCTTCCATGGTTTTGGTCAGTGAATAGAGCCGGAAGGCCCCCCTGCCCCGAAGCCGCAGCCGGAGGGTATCGCACCGGCGGGGCAGCACAGGGATGGTAAAGCTTCGAAAATCCGTTGACCGGATCACCGCCAGCGGCTCCCAGCCGCCGGAGTCATCGTAGCGGGCATCCAGCTCCAGTACCCCGCCCGGCTCCAGAGCCAGCCGCAGAGTCACCCGGGAGAGGTACTTGTGATCCGGGTCCCGAAGGCCCAGGGGGCCGGTGACAGCTTCCCAGGGGATCACCCCCTCCGTCACCGGGCCGGGGCCAGCCAGACGGAGGATGCTGCGGCTTTTTTCATCGATGGCGTAAAGGCTCCCCTGGTGGGCGCAGAAGCACTGGGGCGCGAAATCGTCCTCCCGGTGCCAGAGCTCCCGGTGGGTGTCGTAAACCAGCAGCTCCCGACCCCCCTCCCAGGCCATGCTGATATACAGCTTGCTGCCAAAGGCCCCGGACACCGCATCCCCATAGACCCGGTCCCCCAGTTCCCGGGAAATGATCCGGGGCTGGCTGCCATCGTAGGCGCAGATGCCGGAGCGGGCTTTGTAGAAAAGGGTCTCCCCCACTATGGCAGGACTCCTGTGGCTTCCCGGTTCCACACCGCGGCATGGGGTATGGAGCACCCGGAATTCCCCGGGGTAGCTGCCCCAGACCCGGTGGAGGCTCTTTTCCTTGAAGAACAGGGCTTCTCCCAGGTAGTTCACCGCCGCCGTAAAGGGGCCGTCGGAGCCCACGTTGGCATAGTAGGAATCGGTGGACACCCCCAGAAATACATTCCAGTTCTTAAAGTCCCCCAGGGCGCTGGCGTAGATCCGGTTGACAAACTCCCCATGCTCGTCCGGGCCATAGCGGCAGCCCCAGAGCCGGTTGCCCGCCTCCACCAGATGATCCATGGCGGGAAGCTTCCGGGCAACGGTAAGCGCCCCCTCCACCGTCACCGCTTCCGGGAGGATGCCGGTGATGACCAGATAGTCCTCCCCCACGTCCCGGAGGATATGGGCGCCCTCCAGCTGGGGCAGTACCCCTTGGGGAAAGGTGAGGGTAACGCCGTCCAGCTTCTGAAAGGGTACGCCGATGCCCTCGGCTGCGATCCGCAGATATGTGGTGAGCAACTGCACCCACTGAGCCGTATCCGCCCCATACTGCTTCAGCTGATGGGGGGTGACGGAGGTGTCCAGCCACAGCGCGCCCCCCTGGGGCTCTTCCGGAGGAGCGGGGCCCAGGTGGTAGCCTTCGTAATCCCGGCCATCGGGGCGGCAGAGGGAGACCGTGGCTCCGGTCACCGTCACCACCGCCTCCATGGAGCCGAAGTCCTCCGGGTCGGCGGTATTGATGTACGCCTTATCAGGCAGAATGATCACCCAGGCGCCCATGGAGATCAGCTGCTTGGGACAGTCCCCAGGATCCACGGAAAGGCCCATGGGGATGCGCCGCTCCCCCATCACGAAATCCCCTCCGTCCACGTAGCAGAGCACATCCTTGGCGATCAGGCCCTGAGGACTGGCCGGGGATGCCCAGACCCCTCTGGGGGGTCTGGTGGAGAGCAGCGGATAGGCATCCGAGGTAAGGTTTTCCATGTGGGAGAACGCTCCCTCCCCCGGTGTGGGGCCCCTGTCCAGCCCGCCGAACCGGGTAAGGAACTCCCGGCTCTGGGGAATGGGTGAAAGATCAGGAAAACGCATGGCAAACCTCCCTCAGAAGTACCGGAAGCAGCGGGCCGTAGGCAGGATCTTCCGGTTTACATAATTTGCATAATTCTCCCAGGCTGTCCGGAACAGGGCGTTGGCGTTGTTGTAGCGCTCCGGCTCCCCGTTAAAATAATGGATCCGGGAGAGCAGGAAGTAGAGATACAGCACATCAAAGGGCTCCGGGGCGGCAAGGACGGTATTGCAGTCGGTGGTGTCATCGAACCCCCGGAAGGGCTTCGGCTGCTCCCCCTCCCGGTCTGACAGGATGAGGCTGTGGATCAGCCCCTCCAGTTCCGAAAGCCAGCTCAGCTTCTGGGCCTGGGAAACGGCGCTCTTCTGCAGAGCGTCGCACCGGGTCAGGGCCTGTCGGATGGTCATAAGGGCCACCTCAGGTGTTTGCCTGCTGGAAGCGCAGGATGGTTTCCAGCATTTCCTCCTGGTGCTTCAGCGCCTCGGCAACGAAAATGGGTACCTGAACCTCCACGCCCCGCTTCACGATGCAGGTATAGTTGTTGACGGATACAAACACATCCTCCTGCCTGGGATTCAGGCGGGGAATGCGGACGGTGACATATTTGGGTTTGGACATGAATGATCCTCCTTTTTTCTGTTTTCGCCGCACCCCATGGCTTCCCCCGGGGGGGAAGCTGGCACCGCCAAAGACGGTGACGGATGAGGAATGGGGGAGGCAATCTTACGGTTTCGCATTTGTACGGGCTTCTTCCGGAGAATCGGTTTTCACCGTTCTTCTTCCGTCAGGCCTTACGGTCTGCCACCTTCTCCCCGAGAGAAGGCATTGCCCGGGGTTTCCTGCATTTGGTTTTAGTTTGCCTGAAGGTTGGGGGAGAAGGTGGCGCTCTTGCTTTCCACTCTTACCAGATACTGCTCGATGAGCAGCTCGGCGGTCTTCAGGCCCTTCCAGCCCACGGAGCTTCTCTGATCCAGGGGGTCGGCGGTGCCGGCGCTGCCCTTCTGCTTGATGATGGTCTCCATACCGCCGCCGGTGATCTCGGTGGTGCCGTAGGCACCGTCGCCGAAGATGAGGGTGCCGAAGACGCCGCCGTCGTAGACCTTGGCTTCCGTGGTCTGGACGAACCGTACGCCGCCGATCTCACCGATCTCGCCCTCGTAGAGGTTCTCGGGAGCGGCGTACTTGTGGGCATCGATCCACTCGGGGTCCCGCATGAGATCGTAGGCGGCATAGGGGTGGATGATGGCGATGTACTTGCCGTTCACCGTAGGGGCGTTCTGGGATCGGAGCTTGGCCACCACCTGCTGGATCACCTTCACCGTCAGGGCGCAGGTGTCGTCCAGATCCTCACGGGAGGTGACCTCCGTCTCGGTGCCGTCGGCAGAGCGCTTGGGGCAGTAGGTGACGTTGGTGCCGGAGTGGAGGACATTGCGCACCACGGTGTCCAGGGTGGCGCCGCCCTGGCGGCCCAGCAGCTTCAGCGCCTCCACGATGACATTGTCCACGCTGGTAAGCTCCAGCAGGTCGGACATGGTGACAAAGTCGCCGTACTGGCTGACGGTGGCGGTGACGGTGTTGACCTCCAGGGACTTGCCCTGGGGGGTGATGCCCTCCTGCAGGGGCTCCAGAGCCTTGGCCAGGGGGACGAACTTGCGGAACTCGATGGTCTTGCCGCCGCCGGCGGGGATGGGCCGCTTCTGGCCGAACTGGTCATGGACCAGGGCAGGGCCCGCCTCGTCAATGAGGGTCATGTCGTAGAAGGTCTTCATCTCCGCGGACAGGCCGGGAGTCTCGGTGGTCTGAAGGTCGGCAAACAGCTGCAGAATGTTGGTGTTCATCAATTGGCATTCTCCTTTCATAAGTACGGATAGACGGACGATGGGCTTTTCGTTACACGGTAATCACCCCCTTTTTCAGCATCGACGAAGGCGGATGGCTCCTCCCGGGGAGGAGCTGTCAGCGAAGCTGACTGAGGAGGAATGCGGGCATTCATGTTGCGATGACGATAATCTTTCAGACTTTCACCTAAGGTAAATTATGGAAGTCAGAACCAGTGAGCAGGTCTGAAGCCATTCCGCAAACGTTAGGTTATCTCCCGCATTCCTCTTCCGACCCCCTTCGGGGGCCACCTTCCCCCCGGGGGAAGGCATTGCGCTGCGCGCAGCACTTTTAGAAGCGAATCCGCTCCCCTCTTGCGGCCCGTTTGCGGATGTCGTCGCGCTGCTTGCGGGTCATGTGGGCAACGCTCTGCACCGCCGCGGGGCTGTTGGCCCCCAGGCCGTTTTCCGCCGGGCGGGCGGCGCCGGAGCGGATGGCAGTGGACAGCTGCTGCCGGGCCACCCGGGCGGCGTGGTACATGGCGGACTGGAGAATCTGATCCCGGTGGATGACGGTGTAGGCGGTCTCCACATCCACGCCGGAGCGGAGGAGTTGTCGGAACCGGGGATCCCGGATCTCCGCAGCCAGATCCAATTCGGGGTAGACCTCCCTGGCCTGTTCCGCCTGGGTGTTCCAGCGGCTCACCTGCTCCATGGCAAAGCGTTCCTGTCCGGAAGGGGGCTGCTGGGCGGGGGGATCTTCCGGGGCCGCTTCCCCAGGGTCGGCACCCTGGGCTGACGCCTCCGGGGCTCCTTCCCCACCCTCCCCGGCAAAGAGCTGCAGGAGGGTGTCTTTCAGAAAATACTTCTTCATCTGATTCATCCTTTCTGTTGTTTTACAGGTGTCCCTACAGGGGAATCCGAATGTCCTAAACGGCTGCTTCTAAGCTTTGCAGGGTCATATATCTGGGGAAATTGGCGGCGATGACCCCAAGACCGGTCTGGATCACCCAATAGGTCAGCATTACCTCACCAAGGAATTCCTTCCGGGGGGTGGCAATGATGGTGGCATAGCCGTCCTCCAGGGTGATCCTGGGTTTGCAGCGGAGCATCCCCTGGCGGTACAGGCTGGCCACCGCCTGGGCAGCGGTACAGGCCAGCGCCGACACGCCCGCGCAGATGGGATCCTGCCCCCTGGGCGCGGCACCGGCATGACCCTGGATCACCAGATGGATGCTCCCCCGGGATTTTTCATATAATTTTGCCTGGATCATAAAGTCCTCCTTTATTTAAGTGCAGAGTGAAGAATGCTGAGTGCAAAGTGATTTGGTTGACGTACGATGCAATTAACAAGTCTGTCATTCTGAGCGGAGCGCAGCGGAGTCGAAGAATCTTCGCACTTGCAGCTGCATTTGCGGTCGAATCGGTGCGCAGATCCCTCGACTCCCTTCGGTCGCTCGGGATGACATCCCAGGATTTCTTTGCACCTTGCACTTATCACTCAGCACTATCCATTCATTCCGGCAGGGCTGCGGTTGCCACCTGCTCTCTGGCGTTTTTTGTGACGGGGTTTTCCCTGGGAAGTGTCACCTCCCTTCCGGTCATGGGCGGCAGGGCCATGGCGGCGGCGCCGGCGGCGATGGAATCCATCACGAATTCCTTCCGGTCGAAATCCATCATGGCAAGGCAGGCCAGGGCCTCCCGGCTCCGGGCGGGGTCGAAGAACCCGGCGGAGTAGAACTCCATGGCCAGCTCATTCTGGCTCAGCCTTGCGTAGGGGCTCTGCCGCTGGGCGGAGATCTCAATGTCGAACACCGGCTTTCGCAGCAGACCCGGGCCCATGCTCTGCATCAGCAGCCCTGCGTTGCAGTAGCTGACGAAGGTATGCTTTCCCCCCTCCCCCAGAATGCGGAAGCACCGGGGGGCGGTGTAAAACTGGCGCATCAGCTCCACCACCAGGCCGCACACCTTCCGGAAGGCCCGGTAGGAAGCCCGGTTGTGATCTCTCGACAGCTTGCTGCCCGCCTCCTGCATGGCGGTGATGGCGGAGGCGGCGGTAACGCCTCCGGTGCTGCCGCCGGTGGACACGTCCCGGTTGCCGGTGGTCTCCTTCAGCTCGTCGATCTTGTCCTGGACTACCTGCACGTATATGGCGCTTAAGCTCTTGCCCTGTACGGGCAGGATGCTGTCCCGTCCCAGATTGCCGTCCACGTGGATGAAATCCCTGGTCAGGTCGGCATACTCCTGCTCATTCACCGCTCCGTCGGCACGGATGAAGTGCCGGGGCCGGGCGTTGGCCAGCATATTCATGAGAATGGCCTGATTGCCCCGGTCGATGAATTCCTGGGCGGACTTGCCCACGTCGATGTAGGAAAAGCCGCAGGGGCTGCCCTCCATCCGGAAGCAGACGTCGAAAACGAAGGGGTACTCGCCATGGTCATACAGGCCCCTTGTCCCGAATTCCGGGGTGTTTTCCGTGGCGAAGAGCAGTTCTTCCCCCACAAACTTGCAGTAATGCAGCGCACCGTGCCGCTTGTAGTACCAGTCCACCACGGCGGATTTATGGGAGGTGTCCACGGTGTCATCGTACAGATACCGGCCCAGTCCCACATTGTCCCTGCCCAGCTTACCAAGAAGATGGGGATATTTCTCTTCCAGCACTTCATTGTCCACCAGCTCCACGTGAAAGACGTTTCTTGCCTGCCGGATGTCGGAAATGCCGCTGTCCCAGAACAGGTTCATCACATCCACCCTGCGGATGGTGATGTCCCCCAGCCCACCCAGGGCCTCCGGATCCCAGAACACGCCGTAAACGCCGGTGCCGGATTTCAGCTTGGCGTCCATCACCTGGGAATAGACCTCCTCAAAATCATTCTGCTCCAGTACCACCGGCACGATGGCGCTGAGCATTTTGGCCTCCTCCCGGTCGGCTGCCTCCCGGGGCAGAAAATTGGGACTGGGGAAGGCATCCATGGCCTCGGCATGCTTATTGGCGATGCAGTTGAAGAGCCAGCCGGAAGCAGGCTCGATCTGGTGCTGTTTATCGCTTTTGCGCATACACTCCCAGTGACGGAGCCGGAACCACTGCTCGTTCTCGATCAGCCGCCGCTCCAGATTCCGCTTGCCCTCCCGGCAGCGCTGGAGGGTCGCCCAGGCAGAGAGCAGCTGCTCCCGGCCAATGGGCAAAGTCACTTCATTGTTCATATCGTATCTCCATTCTGGGCCTCGGGGCCTCTTTGATCATGTCCGGGGTCACGTCCAGAAACACGCCGTGGCCCAGGTCGGGTTTGGTGATCTCCCCTGCCAGGGGACGGATGGGCCGGGACATACAGAAGTAGCGCACTTCGTCCGCCACATGGTCCTCCCCATCGGTGTCCAGATCCTCCGGTCTTATCCGGTCGTACTGGAGCAGCGGGATGGTGCGGATAAATGCCCGGCAGTTTTTGAAGACGTAGAGCATGGGGTAGCCGTTTTCGTCAAAGCTCAGCCGGTGGTGGACCTGGAGCCAGCCGGGGAGCCGCTTGTTGTCCCCGGGGACGAAGAAGACAGCGTGCTTCGCGGCGGTGTCGGCGATGCTCTCGCCGGTCTCCGCGTCCCAGATGGCCGGGTCGGCAATGCCGGTGATCTGCCTGCCCTTGAGCCAACGGTGCTCCCGCTCAATGGCGGCGATCTGACGGAACACCTGGTGGGGGGGCCATTTCAGGCCCTCGTTGGGGTTATCGGTGCAGCCGTAGAGCTCCAGGATCCGGTAGGCCACCCCGTCAAAGTCCACCGCCCACCAGCCGCAGGAGAAGGGCTTGTGGTAGCCCCAGTCGAAGGAGCGGTAGATCTTCCAGTCTTTTGGGATGTCAAAGGGCTCGATGACGTGGGTGAATTTCCGGTCCCGGTAGTGCTCCGGGATGTCCCGGAACTCCTCGAAGAACTGACCCTCGTACACATCCCAGCTGCCGTGGAGCCAGGCGGCCTTCAGCTTGGGGGGCAGCTTTTCCAGCGCCCGCAGGTATTCCGGCTGGGCCTTCAGCAAAGCGTGATTGTCGGTGCACAGGGCCTGGATAAAGGCATAGTCCTCGGGATGCTCGGTCTGCTCATACCGCTTGTCAATAAAGAGCCGCTTGAAGTAGCCATGGCTGGGGCCTCCGGGGTTTAAGGTAAAGTACGTACGCTTGGGAAAATCGTTGGCCCCCCGGACGCAGGCGTCGATCTGCTGGAGCCAGTGCTCCGGGAACTGCCCCGCCTCGTCGGCGAACCAGATGTCGTACTCCGCTCCCTGGTACTGACCCAGGTCGGAATCTGAGGCGCAGTAGCCGAACCAGATGCTGCTGCCGTTTGGGAAGCGGAAGCATTTGTCGGTGTTGTGAAACTGGCTGATCCCCGAAAGCATTGCCGTCATGGGGACGATGTGGTTGTTGAGCAGCTCCCGGTAGGTCTTTCGGGTGATGAGGAGCTTGATGCCGGGGTAGTACAGCGCCAGAAGCACCGCCTTCCACCGGACGAACCAGCTCTTTCCCCCGCCCCGGGCGCCGCCGTAGCCCACATACCGGTGCCGCTCCAGAAAGGCGGAGCGCTGCTTGGCATTGGGCTGGGGCATGGTGATTTTGTGATCTTGCATAAGTCTCCCTTCTGTATTTTGTATCCCGGGGTGACCGGATGTTCCGCCGTCCTCCCGGGGAATGTACTATCGGTTTTAAACAGCAAATAGAAAAATTGTCCTAACCTTATTTGCTACTGTAGGGCGGGGGCTTGCTCCCGCCGCTCCGGTTGGATAATTGAGCGGTATATGATTCCATATTTGTTCGATTTCCTGATAAACCAAAACATTCTGCCTCGATACGTTGCGGCGGGAGTCCCTAAAGGGATTTCCTTCGGTCACAGCCCCCGCCCTACATTGGGTTTGGTGTGACCGGACACCCGGGGACTGCGCCCGCAGGCACATAGCTCCTCCCGGGGAGGAGCTGTCAGCAAAGCTGACTGAGGAGGAATGCGGGCGGCAATCTTTCGGTTTGTACAATCCTTTCAGACCTTGAACCCGTTGGTAAACCACCCTTTTCATAGGTCTGATACAAGTAACATTTTTATTGGTTTTCTCCCGCATTCCTCTTCCACCACCGCTTCGCGGCGGTCCCCCTTCCCCCCGGGGGAAGGTATGGCCGATTCCACAACTGTCAATTGTAACTGTCAACTCCTCCGTCCCTACAGGGCGAATGCTTCCGCTTCCCCTTCCAGGGTCACGGTGATCCGCTCCCGGGGCTGGGCCGCTTCTCCCTCCCGGATCATCTCCTTCACCTCCTTGAGAGAGGAAACGTTCCGCTTGAATTCCTGGGAATCGAATTTGATGCCGTTGGTGCCGGCGGCCATCTGCTCCAGCCGCTGGGTCAGCAGACTCTCAATGGCGGAAAGCTGTGTCACGTTTGCGGTCATGGTGGTTGCTCCTTTCTGATCCTTTTCCCGATACCGGGGGGGCCGGGCGGGCCCCCTTCCCTTTTTCTTTTCCTGCATCCAGCTGGGATAACCGGTGCGCTCCGCCCAGCCGATCTCCGGATGCTCCAGCAT